AACTCTTCTTTGGTCTTCTTGTTTGGTAATCAAAAAGGTGCCGGTACCACCAAGATTACTGCTACCAAGGACAAGCGCACTGTGAAGTTCGCCTCTCGTACCAAAATTTCTGTCATGAAGAACCACATCAATGGATTGGGTTACGAAGACGGAAAGATTATTGTCACTCCCCACGGTTTTTTAGCTGGAAAGGAAACCACTGAAGAGAAGGCTTCGATTGAAGCTTACAAGAAGGAGTATTCTGACTATTGGAAGGGGATAATCGGATCAGATGGTGACTTTGTGTTAAAGGAAGAAAAAGAAGAAAACTAATCTTCTTATAAAGTGAGAACACTTCTTATTGATGGAGATAATTTATTTAAAATTGGATTCCACGGAGTCCGAGATCTATATGTTGAAGGGAACCACATCGGAGGTGTTTTTCACTTCCTCAACACACTTCGAAGACAGTTGGACGAAAACGAGTTCGACAAAGTCATTGTCTTTTGGGACGGGAGAGGAAACTCCAATGTTCGACGTGGTATATACCCTGCTTACAAGCTGAATCGCCGAAACGATATGAACGAGCAAAAGCTCGAATCATATCATTGGCAAAAATCCCGAGTGAAAGAATATCTCGAAGAGTCTTTTATCCGACAGATTGAAGTTAATGAAAATGAATCTGATGATTTGATAGCATACTATTGTCAAATATCAAGTGGTGAGAATATAACAGTGTTTTCATCTGATAAAGATTTATTACAACTAATTTCTGAATCGGTAAAAATTTATTCACCCATCAAAAAGTTCTATTACAAACAAGGCGATTTTGTTCGTTTTGGTGAATATGAAATTCCTCATCAAAACATCTTAGTTACTAAGATTTTAATGGGTGACAAATCAGACAATATTGATGGTATTAAATTACTCGGGGAAAAAACATTTGTAAAACTTTTTCCTGAGGTACTTGATAAAGTACTTTCTGTTGATGATATTTTAACCAAGTCTCGTGAGTTAATTCAAGACGAAAACAAAAGCACGGTTTTAAAAAATATCATTGATGGAAATACAAAAAGAGGTAAATTGGGTGAAGAGTTCTACACTGTTAACAAAACCCTTGTGGACTTGGCAAATCCACTGATATCTGAAGAAGCAAAAACTGTCGTCGAGTTATATTATTCTGAAACACTAGATCCTGAGGGAAGAGGATCAAGGAATATTATTTCTATGATGACGGAGGATGGTTTCTTCAAATATCTTCCAAAAAATGATGACGCTTTTGTTGAGTTTTTAAAACCATTCATGAAGCTGTCGAGAAAAGAAAAACGAAAATTCAAACAATCTAACTAAATTTAAATTTTATGAAAGAAGAACCCTTAGTAAAAATGGAGTTTCTTTTAACTCTGAATAATAACATTGTTGTTCAACGTTATTATAATGTCCGTAACTACAACCCCAAAGCAAGGGGATCTGTAGATCTTTACAACTTAGTCTATGACATTGATCAGACCTTGTCTGAAGACTTAAAGATGAAAACAGTAATGTACATGATGGATAATCAAGATTCTATTATGGAAGATCCTGAAGTTTTGAACACCTCTAATACGGATGATCAAGAATGGTTCCACATGTATATTAAAATTGGTGAGGAAGTCATTCAACACCGTGTAATCGACGCAAAACTATTCCCGCCCAAAGTACGTTATACCGTCGATGTTCGTCCTCACCTGAAGGAAATTTTGAAAGGTTTAACAGAAATTTTTAGTTCAGAAAATTTAACTTTGGACTACTTAGGATATCGGTTAACTCGGTAATATTTAGTATATACAAGCGGCTCTATGAATAAGAATTTTGAATATCTCGGTAATACATTTCAACTACAATTAATAAATCAACTAATAACAGACAAAGAGTTCGCACAATCTATTATCGATGTTTTAGAGGCAAGTTACTTCGATAATAAATACTTTAAATTGATTGTACAAATGATACGTGAATACCACGTTAAGTATCAATCATCACCAAATTTTGAGACCCTTGAGCAGATTGCGAAAACTGAAATCACTCAAGAGTTAGCATTAAAGATTGTCGTCGATACTATTAAACAAGTAAAAGACGCGCCTTTCGAAGGAACCCCTTTTGTTCAAGAAAAAGCTCTTAAGTTTTGTAAACAACAAGAACTTCAAAAGGCTATGGATCGAGCTCAGAAGATTATCAACCAAGGTGATTTTGAGTCCTATGATCAAGTGGAGGGAATGGTTAGAGAAGCACTTCAAGTTGGGGAAAGAGAAACGGGTGTATTAGAGGTATTCTCGGGATTGGACGATGTTCTAAATGATGACTTCAGACATCCAATCCCAATGGGTATACCGGGTATTGACAGACTATTAAAAGGTGGTTTAGCTAAAGGTGAAATCGGTGTTATTTTGGCGCCAACAGGTGTTGGTAAAACAACTCTTATGACCAAGATTGCGAACTCTGCGTTTAATATGGGTTACAACGTTCTTCAAATATTTTTTGAGGATAACCCCAAAATTATTCAAAGAAAACATTTCACTATTTGGACAGGTATTGAACCTGATAACTTATCGGTCAGGAAAGAAGAGGTAATGTCTAAAGTTGACGAGATTAAGAATACAATGCCAAATAAACTTATATTAAAAAAACTACCTTCAGACACTATAACGATGAATCAAATCAAAAATCAAGTTCGTAAAATGATCGCTGACGGAACTAAAATTGATATGATTACATTGGATTACATTGATTGTGTGGTTCCTGAAAATGTTAAAACTGACGAGTGGAAGGCTGAAGGTTCTGTTATGCGTCACTTTGAGGCAATGTGTCACGAACTTAGTATTGCAGGATGGACTGCAACACAAGGTAATAGATCTTCAATTTCTTCTGAGGTTGTTACCACAGATCAAATGGGGGGGTCAATCAAAAAGGCTCAAGTTGGTCACGTAATCATTTCTGTGGCAAAAACCCTTCAACAAAAAGAAATGAAGTTAGCAACAATTGCTATTACAAAATCACGTCTCGGTCAAGATGGCATTATTTTCGAAAACTGTAAGTTTGATAATGAGTTAATCATTATTGACACTGAGTCTTCAGTTACATTCTTAGGATTTGAAGAACAACAGGAAGAGAAGAAAAAAGATCGTGTTAAAGAGTTACTCGAAAAGAGGAAACAACGCGAACAACAAATTATATAAACCTTAAAAACAACTAAAAATGGATAATTTAATAAATTTATCAGTTACTGATAATCGTTTTGTTATTAAAAGAAGCGGAGAAAAAGTTCTTTTCGAATCTGAAAAAATTAAAAAAGCGGTTCTAAAGGCCATGTCAACTATCAATAAAGTTGATACTGAAATGGCTGAAAAGATTGCAAGAGTCACTAGTAAAGGTATTTTCAGAGGAGATAAAGATCGAGTTCCTCATGTTGATGAAATTCATGACATGGTTGAAAACAAACTTATGGACAATGGTCTCAATGACGTCGCTAAGGAATATATTATCTATCGTTCCAAACACCGACCAAATATCTTTCAAAAAAGGGTTAATCTGAAACCATATGAGTATCCCGAGTTGGCACAATATGTTGATGCTATTCGTCATTCATATTGGGTACATACTGAGTTTAATTTCACATCTGATATTCAAGATTTTAAAGTTCATTTGAATGAAAAAGAACAAACTGCGGTAGAGAGGGCTATGTTGGCGATTTCACAAGTTGAAATTGCGGTTAAAACCTTTTGGGGTGACATTTACAAGAAACTACCCAAACCTGAAATTGGTGGTGTTGGTGCAACGTTTGCGGAATCCGAGGTTAGACACGCCGATGCGTATTCACATTTAATTCAACTGCTTGGACTCAATAGAGAGTTCGAAAACTTGTTAGAAGTACCTGCAATCCGTAGACGAATAAAGTATTTGGAAAAAACCATTGCAAATGTTAAATCTGTTGAAGACCAAGATTATTTCGAGTCTGTTGTATTGTTTTCAATGTTTGTTGAAAACGTTTCACTTTTCTCTCAGTTCTTGGTGATTATGTCATTTAATAAACACAAAAACGTTCTAAAAGGTATTAGTAATGCTGTTGAAGCGACCTCAAAAGAAGAGAACATTCATGCTGAATTTGGATTCGATTTGGTAAACCTTATAAAGAAAGAAAATCCTAGTTGGTGGACTCAGGACTTAATTCTTGATTTACTCGAAGCAACCAAAGATGCGTTTGAAGCTGAAAGTGAAATTGTCGATTGGATTTTTGAAAAAGGTGACTTAGATTTCTTAACTAAAGAACAAACTATGGAGTTTATCAAACATAGATTTAACCTCTCATTAAATGCTATTGGTATTAATAGTATTTTTGACGTTGATCAAAAATTGTTGGGGACAACCGAATGGTTTGACGACGAAATTTTGACGACAAAACATACAGATTTCTTCCATAAGAGAAGTATCAACTATAGTAAGAAATCAAAATCTATAACGTTAAACGACTTATTTTAAATAAAAAAACAATATAAAATGAATAATAGAGAACCATTTGATTGGATTAATGAAGAGTCAATGACTTTTCTTCGTAGGGGATATCTTAGTGAGGGTGAACAACCTTTAGAAAGAATTCGAACAATTACTGAACACGCGGAAAAGATTCTTGGTATAGATGGGTTTGCTGATAAGTTTTATGAATACATGAGTAAAGGGTGGTATTCATTATCTTCTCCTGTATGGGCAAACTTTGGAAAAAAAAGAGGTTTACCAGTAAGTTGTTTCGGTTCCAATATCGGTGATAATATCGAGTCAATTTTGTATACTCAAGCGGAGGTTGGCGAAATGAGTAAGATGGGTGGTGGTACCTCAGGATATTTTGGTAATATTCGTGGTAGAGGTTATCAAATCACTGACAACGGGCACGCACCAGGGTCAGTTCATTTTATGAACTTGTTCCAAAGTGTTGTTGACAACATCTCACAAGGATCCACGAGACGAGGTAGATTCTCGCCCTATCTACCCATCGAACATCCTGATATTATGGAGTTCTTGGAAATTGGAACTGAAGGGTTTCCAATCCAAGAATTAACTCACGCGGTTACAGTTACGGATAAGTTTATGGAAGATATGATTGCTGGAGATGACGAAAAAAGAGCGGTGTGGGCTAAAGTCATTCAACGTCGTGGAGAAATTGGGTATCCATACATCATGTTTACTGATACTATGAACAACAAGGCACCTGAGGTCTATAAAGATAAAGATATGAAAATTTACAACTCAAATCTATGTTCTGAAATTGCACTACATAACTCAGAGGATGAGTCATTTGTATGTGTTCTGTCATCAATGAATTTACTTCATTATGATGAATGGAAAGACACTGACGCTGTGGAAATGATGGTTTATTTTTTAGATGCGGTTGTCAGTGAATTTATCACTAAGATTGATAACCTCAGAACTAATGGTACCATTGAAGGGCAAAGAGCCTTCTTGTATCTTGAAAGAGCATACAACTTCGCTAAAAGACAAAGGGCTCTTGGTTTAGGTGTCTTGGGTTGGCACTCCTTACTTCAGTCCAAAGAACTTCCTTTTGATTGTAAGGAAAGCGCAAAATTAAACATTGAAGTTTTTAAACTCATCAGAGACAAATCATATGAGGCTTCTTCACATTTGGCGAAAATGTTTGGAGAACCTGAAACTCTTGTTGGATATGGTAGAAGAAATGTAACCTTAAATGCTATCGCACCAACAACATCTTCAGCATTTATTTTGGGTCAAGTATCTCAGTCGATTGAACCTATTTGGTCCAATGCATATGTCAAAGACGTTGCGAAGTTAAAAGTGACAGTCAAA